CCTTCTCCGTTCATGACCGGTGAGCTGTTCCTGGAGGCACTCGGAAAGAATTTCCTGATAACCGGCGAGGCGGGGGTCGTCGCTCTTGGTACGGTGAACCGGCCGCCCATCGAACTTCTCGCCATTTCCCCGTCGAATGTGACACCGACAGAGGGTACCGGCGGCGTCCCCGCAAACTACAATGTCACGGGGAACACGGCCGCCGGCATATATCAGTACCAAATAGCACGCGGCACGGCCCGCTATCTCGACGGCACACTGCGTGAGTTTAAGCAGATCAGGACCTTTAGCACGAAGAACAACTCCCTCCTGCGCGGTCAATCTCTCTTGGTCAGCGCAAGCCGCGAAGTGCGCCAGCACATCCTCGGCAACACGCACAACGTGAGCCTACTGGAGAACGGGGGCCGCGTGTCGTTGGTCTTCCATTTCGACCAGGACATGATGGACGATGACTTTGAAGAGGTGAAACAGCGCGTGCGCTCCCAATATGGCGGCGCACAGCATGCTGGAGAGATAGGCGTCACCGCTGGCGGGAAGCTCGACATCAAAGAGATAGGCGTCAACAACAAGGATATGGACTTCGCCAATCTGCAACGCATGGCCCGAGATGCCGTGGCCCTGCAGTACAAAGTCCCTCTCCCGTTATTGTCCACCGATGCCGCGACGTTCAACAACTACCGGGAGGCGAAGCTCGCGCTTTATGATGATGCGGTGCTGCCATTGGCGGATCGCATCTTCGCCGGGTTGAGCGATTTCCTGTTACCGCGATACGGACTCGACCCAAGCAGAGTACGCATTACCTACGACATGGATGACATCACGGCCCTGGCCACGCGCCGCAATGAAGAGCTTAAGCTTCGCCGAGACCTGAACCTGGAGAGCACCAATGAACTGCGCTCTCTTCTTGGTCGAGAAGCCGCAGAGAACGGGGATCAGATATTGATTCCGGCAAACATGGTCCCCTTGGCGCAGGACACCTTCACGGATGACAATCTACGCATCGTCCGTACCGGAGAAGGGCCGCAGCAGGGCGGAGACGAAGAATGACGCCGGCGCAGCAGCTTAACGCCAAGCTACGCCTGGAGCGTGCCTTGCTGGGGCGACTTAGCAAATATCATCAGTCAATCGTTAAGGAGTTCATGCGTGAATACGGTGCCCGTGCGACGGTCCCCGATCTTGAACCGCGCAACGCGCAGCTGTCCGCTATCTTGAACGACCACTATACCGCGGCAGCCGAGACATTCACCCCAGTCATTGAGAAAGCACTACCGGATGACGTGCCTGCTACCTCCCAGGAGAAGGCAGCGCTTGCCGCAGCGCTTGCTGTGTTCTTCACAGCTAGGGCGGAGGAACAAGCGAGTATCATCAACGGCACAACACAGGAAGAGATGGGAAACGCGGCGGCCGCAGCCATAGCAACTGAACCGAGCCTTCTGGAGGCCTCGGCACTTGCCGGCGCTGTGCTTACCCGTAACCTTATGGGGCGTGCTACGAGCATCGCGGCAACTGAAACACAGGCGGCCGCGGAGGCATCCAAGCTCACCGCCACTGATGTACTATTGGGAAGAGCTCCAAGCATTCAAGGAGGGACCGCCGCCCCCGCGGAGTCTGTGAAAGACTGGTGGACCGTTGGAGATAGCCATGTCCGCTCGGAGCACTTGGCCGCGGACGGTCAATCGGTACCGGTGAGCGCCCCCTTTGTGGTAGGCGGTGAGCAGCTTATGTACCCGGGGGACACGTCTCTAGGGGCTTCTTTAGATAATGTCATCAACTGCCGCTGTATAGCGGAATACGACACAGCGGCGATTGCCGAGGAACGGAGAGCACGATTATGAGCACAGAAATTCAGCACAAGGCCTTCGGTCAGGTGGTGGAGGTCAAGCAAGAGGACCGTAACGGCGTGCCCGTTGGCATCATCGCCGGTTATATCGCCACTTGGGACGTTGACAGGGGCGCGGATCGCTTCGTTAAGGGGGCTTTCCTTGATAGCATCGAGGAGCACCGCAAGAAGAGCCGTCCTATCCGCCTCAAAGACCACCACGGGCGTACCATCGGCGGCTTTCCCATCGGTAGTGTGCGGGAAGATGATCGGGGCCTGTACGGCGTGGGCGAGGTGAACCTGGACGTGCAGCAGGGCCGCGAGGCGTACGCACTGGCTAAGCAGGGCGTACTCAGTGACTTCTCCATCGGTTACTCCGTGGTGCACGATACGATGGAAGGGAATATCCGCGTTATAGGCAAGGCAATCATCTGGGAGGGTAGCGTCGTGGATGAACCAATGAACCCCGCTGCCAATGTCGTGGAGGTGAAGGCAGTGGTACCGTTCGGTGATCTGCCTCTGGCTGACCGTGACCGCCCTTGGGACGCGGACATGGCCCTGAATCGCGTGCGTGAGTTCACCGACTCGGAGGACGCTCCCAGTGCCCGCTACAAGGACGCCTTCCTGTGGTACGACAGCGCCAATGCGGAGAACTTCGGCGCCTACAAGCTGCCGTTCGCTGACGTTGTTGACGGGCGTCTCGTCGCTGTTCCTCGCGGTATATTCGCGGCTGCCGCTGCTCTGCAAGGTGCCCGTGGCGGCGTGGACATTCCAGAGGAAGACATGGCTGGGGTGATACGGAACCTGGAGCGTTACTATGCGAAGATGGACATGCCAAGTCCCTTCGAGGAAGACCAAAAGCAGTATTATGTTAGTGACGACGTAAAGGACTGGACACGCCGCGACATTGAGAAGGCCCTGCGCAAGTCCGGTGCCTTCTCCAAGGCTGCCGCCGCCGCCATCGCATCCCGCGTGGCGGAACCGGTTTACGAGGAGGAGGAATCGTCCTATAATGGCAACACTGACCTTAAGTCAATCTTTGATTCAATCCAAGAGATCAAGGCTGGCCTAGGTCGTTAACCTCAACAGGGCGGGGCGATCCCGTTGCTGTAGTGGCCGGTGGGATGCCGGTGCGCGCTTAAACCGTGACCTGCAACCCACTAGGAGACGCCGCTATGGCTGAACAGAATATCGAATTGAAAGACGTCCACGAGGCGCTTTCTACCCTGCGTGCCGAAGTAGAGAAGGGCCGCCCTGATCAAGAGATCATCGTCAAGTGTAACGCCCTCCTGGACGGCTATGAGGCCAAGAACCAGGAAATTGTTGCATCTATCGAGGCTGAAAAGAAAGCTGCCGAAGAGACCGCCGAGCGCGTCAAGGCGCTTGAGGCTGAGCTGGCCCGCGGCAGTGCAGCAGGGACCGCCGACTACCACGAATCACAAGAATACAAGACTCTCGAGAAGTTCCTGAAGAGTGGAGACTTCGAGAGCCGCGAGGAAAAAGCCCTCCTGCGTACTGACGTTGATACCGCCGGCGGTTACCTCGTAACCTCCGAAATGGACAACATGATCACCAAGAAGATCACCGAGATCAGCCCAGTCCGCACCGTGGCGCGTGTTCGCACCGTCTCGCGCAAGACCCTTGAGATGGTCGTTCGTAGCGGCATCCCGACCGCCGCCTATGAGGGAGAGGCAGAGCAGGGCGGAGAGTCCGCGAGCTCTTATCAGGCCGAGTCACTGACCGCCTTCCGCCAGACCACGACAATCCCTGTTACCCTGGATCAGTTGATGGATTCCAGCTTTGACATGGAAGCCGAGATCATGTCAGACGCGATGGAGGCTTTCGCACAGGGCGAGGGTAACAAGTTTATCCTGGGAACCGGCGTTAAGCAGCCGGAGGGTATCGTAGCGAACACCACCCTGCAGGCAGCCGCACGTACCTCAAGCACCTCCGGCGTGATTGACGCGGAGGACTTCATCCTCCTCACCGGTGATCTGAAGGTCGGCTACGATCCGAGCTACATGCTCAACCGCCGCACCCTCGCCAACCTGCGCACGAAGAAGTCAACTACCGGCTCCTTCCTGTGGCAACCAGGCCTTAATGGTCCCACTGCGGCCACTATCAACGGTTACCGTTACGTGCTTGCCGAGGACATGCCCGACATCGCCGCCAACGCCTACTCCGTTGCCTTTGGTGACTTCCGTCGTGGCTATACCATCATCGACCGCACCGGTATCAGCGTGATCCGCGATGAAGTCACCCGCAAGAAAGAGGCCATCGTTGAGTTCACCATCAACCGCTGGAACTACGGTCAGGTGACACTTGCCGAGGCCATCAAGCTGCTGAAGGTTGCTCCGTAACCAACGCTGAGTGGCGGGGCAACGTGCCCCGCTGCCCTTTGAACCTTATTTAGAGGACTTCACCATGGAATACGATCTGCATAACAGTGTAAATGGCGCTAACGCCCTGAATGCCGCCGCCATCTCATCCAACACCACCACCGTGGGCAACATCATCGACACCGCCGGCTATGAGTCCCTGGAGTATTTCGTCCAGTCAGGCACCATCACCGATGGTGCTTATGCTTTCCTCCTGGAGGAAGGGGACGACTCCGGCTTAGCTGACGCGGCTGCCGTACCTACGGCCAACCTCCTGGGAGACCTAGTTGGTTTCGGCGCCGCCGATGACAACACCGTCAAGCGTGTTGGCACCGTGGGCAAGAAGCGCTATCAGCGGCTCTCTATCGTATCGACCGGTGTTACCACTGGCGTTGATTTTATGAGCGCTGTAGCGGTCCAAGGTCACCCGCATCGCGGTCCTGTAGCTAACAACTAAGCAAGTGGGGCTCCGGCCCCGCTTCTTGTACCTGAAACATGAGGAGCGAACGCAATGCCAACGGTATTAATCAAGAAGGGCGGGAAATGGGCGGACCCTGAGCCGCATATTCCGCAGAGAGAGTTCGTAACCGGGCAAACCTACGACGTTAGCCCCCGCTTGGCGGAAGCGATGGTGCAAGCGGGGGCAGCAGAATACGCTAGAGAGCAGAAGCCCGGTAGTGAGCATCCAGGGAAAGCCGATAAGCGCCGCGCGGACAAAGGCCGCTATAACGGCTGATGCCTGTTGCTGTCTATCAGTTGCAGAGTTCCGCAGCATCCCCCGTCACGTTAGCGGAGGCTAAAGCGGCGTTACGCATAACCGGCGCCACGGAAGACACGCTGATAGAAAACATCATTGATGCGTGTACCGAGTGGGGTGAGAGCTACACGCGCCGCAGCTTTCGGGCGCAGACGTGGAAGCTTCTTCTTGATGAGTTCAGCGACCACATCGAGATACGCCGTCAGCTCGTTGACGCCATCACCAGCATCACGCACCTTGTATCCGCCTCCCCGGTAGTCGTCACGTCAACCGTCTACTACCTGAAGCAAACGCCGCAAGGTGCTGAGGTTGTTCTGGCGTCCGGTCAGTCTTGGCCCACTGATACCGACGAACAAGAGCAAGCCATTGTCGTTAATTTCACGACAGCCGCTTGGACTAGGCATGCAAGCCTTATCAAGGAGGCCATACTGAAGCATGTCGCAGCCATGTATGCAAATCGCGGGGATTGCGTAGATGGACAATGCGCCGCCTCAGACTTTGCGAAGAGGTCCGGGGCGATCTCCTTGTACGACATGTTCGCTATAGCGCGGGTGTGACACGTGCCTGAGACTCAATTCCTTGAGATATCTCCTACTGGATGGACTAACGTTTCCGCCGTGGCCGGGGCGAACGCGCGTGTCACCAATATCGGTGAGCACATGTTGATCTGGCGCAAGGCCACATCACAGCCTCCAGCAGACAACAACGACGGGCACCGCATCCGCGACGATAATCCTTTCGACTACGTTGTGAAAGGTGCTGAGTCAATCTGGATGCGCACGGTCTACTACAAGACCCTTATCGCTTACACCCCAGATCTTGCCGTTGGCGTGTTCCGCGGGGCGTTGGATGTTCACGATGCTGACCCACACCGCAACGTGTATAACCAGTACTTGCATTTTGATACTGCCACCACGACTAATCCGGCGACGGCCATATCGGCAGGAGATAATGTAATTGACTTTGCGAGCGTAGTAGGGTTTTCTGTAGGCAGCAGCATAAAGATTGAGAATGGGAATGTAGAACCAACCTTCTCTCGAATCGTGTCTATCGTAGGCAACCTAGTCACGATAGATACCCCGACTGTATGGGATCACCCGACCACAGCGACGATCACATTGATCGTGATCAACCTTGCCGATGCCACGCTAACCGCAGGAGCAAGCCCCACCGCCCCGGCAATATTCACTAGCCATATTCCGAGTGATCAAGTTGTCCACGTGACAAATATGTCTATCGTAATAACGGATGCTACAGCTATGGACTTTACGACGTTCGGAGGTATCCCGGCGTTAACGAACGGGTGCGTTCTCAGGGCGCAGACTGATGGGCTTATTGCAAACTTCACGAACTGGAAGACGAACGGGGACTTGGATAGCGATGCTTTCCCCGTTAGATACCAAGCGAAAACCGGAGGCGGAGGCTTCGGTCTCTCTGCCATCTACAACATCAAAGAGAGCGTTGAAGCAGTCGTGTACCTTAACGGTGCCCTAGGTGATAAGTTTGAATTCTTGGTGCAAGATCCCCTAGGAGGGCTTGTTAGTCTCACTATCAAACTTCAGGGGCATTACGAGGGCTTATAGATGCCAGTATGCGCGTGCATCGGAGGTCGCCGCCGCATCGTTTGCGCGGGCGACCTCGACAAGCAGATCACGCTCCAGAATCGCGCCATCGTGGCGCCTGACTGGAATAGCCCGGACTTTGATGAAGCATTCAGTGACGCATCAACCGTTTGGGCCAACATCCAGACCGTGACCGGGAAGACCTTCTTCGACAGTGTGAACCAGCGTGACACAACGATCACGCACGAGATCCTGATCCGCTATGACAGCACAGTGACCAGTGAGACGTGGATCAGCTACAGTAGCCGGCGCTTCGATATCCTGGCGGTAGAGAATCTGGAGGAGCGGAACGAGTACCTTAAGCTGACCTGCATGGATAAGGGAGTGAGTAAGATATGATGGACGTCAAAATGCAGCCGGGTGGGGACGCGGTGCTCCTGCGGATTCAGAATGCAGGGCAGATCACCAAGCGCGGTATCCGTCAAGGCTTCTTTAGCCTCGGTAAGGATCTCAAGGCCACCGCCAATGAAGACATCCTGCGCAAGCCTAAGAAGGGACATACGTACATTGTCCGTGGCCCATCGGGGCGCAAGCGTCGGCACGTGGCATCGGCTCCGGGTGAATCCCACGCGAATCTATCTGGTAAGCTGCGCCGCTCCATAGGTTGGAAAGTATCGGGGGCGGAGAACATGGAGTTCGGCTATGGTGCCGGCCCTGATGAGGCGCCGGACTACGCGGACTTTGTCGAGAACGGCACAAGCCGCATGGCCGCTCGCCCTTCCCTGCGCAATGCCGTTGATAAAAACATCCGTAATGCTGAAGTACATTTCATCAAGCAGATCGTGCGGAGGTTTGAGGTATGAAAGCCGCCGACGTCGTCCAGCAACTCGCATTGAGGCTCCCGCAGCACACGGACAAGTTCACGACAAACGTGAGCGTGACAAGTTTGACGCAGAGCGGAGGGGTGGCGACGGCGGAGACCAGTACCGCGCACGGTCTGACGGTCGGGGCGCAGGTGAACATCGCCGGGGCCAAGGTGCCGCTCGTCATCAGCAGCCTGGCCCGTAGCGGTACGGTTGGAACGCTGGTCACCAGCACACCGCATGATCTCTCCGAAGGCTACAGCACGACGGTCGAGACCACCGGGGCGACGGAGGTCGAATTCAACGGGACGTTTACCCTGCGCACCGTGCCAGACCGCTACACGGTTACCTTCACCATGGCGGACGCTGGTGCCACGACGGCGACCGGATCACCGCTCCTGCTTGGCGCGACCAACTACCTGAACCAGTATAATGGCCTGCACGAAGTGGCGAGCGTCCCCGATACGACACACTTCACCTTCACCGTCCCGGCCACCGTTGGATCACCGGCTTACGGTACTATCGCCGCGCGGACATTGCCGCGAGTCTCGGCGGTAGTCAGTGAGGAAGTCGTCCTTGATGCGTACACCAAGCAAGGCCCTGACAAGCTATGGGCATTCGTGGTGCTGGGGGATGTGACAGCGAACCGCAGCCGGCAGACCGAGACTGATGCGGTGCAGGACACGCAGCGCGGGCAATACTACCGGGCGCAGCTCATTCAGCCCATGTCAGTCTATGTCATCGTACCGAGCGCCCTGGAGAACGCCGCACGCAGCGCGCGGGACCTGTGCGAGGAGCTGTTGCAGCCCATCACGCAGAGCATTCTGTTCAAGCGCTTCAGCACGTACCTGACCGTAAATCAGCGCGGCCCATTGCAGTTCGTTGGGCATGGCTTCGCGGCATATAGCCGGGCGTACTACATGCATGCCTATGAGTTCCAACAACTAGCCGATCTGACCTTCGAAGACACAGTAGGCTATGACGATGATGTGGCTTTCCGTGACATCGGACTGAGCTTGACGCCGCAGCAAGGTAATCAGGTGGAAGTCCTAACGGCCAGTATTAACCTAGATGGAAGTGGTGTATAATCATGATTGATATCCATATAAAGAAAACTTTGGGCCCACACAAAGCGGGACAGATAGTGCGGGTGGAGTGCGATGCAAGCGGGGTCCCCGTGGACCAGTACTGGCGCCGCCGCCTAATTGATGCGCAGCACGATGATTGCTGCGAGGTAGTGAAACCCGAGCCGGTGCCAAAGCGCCGCGCAAGCAGCAAAGAGGATTAACATATGGGCAGCATCGTCGTACAGCCAAAAGTCAACGTTAACATCGTTCCTGCCACACTTGCCGTCAGCAACGCCCCGCAGCGTATCCTGTTCGTCGGCCAGAAAGTCGCTGCCGGCACCGCGAGCGCCGGAGCACTGAACGAGAATATCCTGAACGACAATTCCGAGGATACACTCTTCGGCGCCAACTCCCAGTTGGCGGGAATGATCCGTGAGGCCAAGAAGCTCAATAAGGTCACGCAGATGGACGCCATCGCCCTGGATGATAATGTATCGGGTGTAGCGGCCACTGGTACCATCGCGATCACCGGTACCAGCGCCACCGAGACCGGCACCCTTATCGTGCGTATCGGCTCCCAGACCAACCATCAATACAGCATCGCCGTTGCCATTGGTGACACCCCTACCGTGATCGGCGACGCCATCGATACCGCCGTACTGGCCGACGCTGACGCTCCTTTCAGCTCCAGCAACACCACCGGTACCGTCACCGTCACCGCTGATAACGATGGCACCGTCGGCAACTACATCGGGATCGAGGTCAGCGGATCGGTGGGCGGGATCACGACCACCGTCACCGGTATGGCGAGTGGCGCGAATGACCCAACCCTCACGGGCGTCTTCGACGTAGTGGGGAACAAGCGCTATCAGACCATCGTATGGCCGTATGCCGCCGATACCAGCGTCCTGCGCACTTTCCTGGATGCCCGCTTTAACGATGACGTATACGTCCTTGATGGCGTCGGCATCACCGGGAATCAGGACAGCCTCGCCAATCACCTCAGCACCCTTGGCGCGCTCAACAGCCAATCACTGGTATTCATCACCGATAAGGCAGAGAGTGAGACCAACTTCAAGGGGCCGTCCTGCTTCGAGATGCCGCAGATCAAGTCCGCTGAGTTCGCGGCTATCCGTGGCCTGCGCCTGACACAGGATGCCAATATCAGTCAGTTTGTGATCACCACCAATGGCCCTCTGGACGGCTACGGCGGTCCGGCGCTGGCATCGAAGCCTTACTTCAACACCAACTTCCCCAACCTGCCTCTGGTGAAGACTGGACGTGGTTGGACCAACACCGAGATCGAACAGTTAAGCGGTATATCAGGTGCCGGCGGTACCGTGATCGGTATCAACACCGCAGGGAACACCGCCATCGCT